AGAGTTTTCGACCGGTGGGGTGTCAGCCACCGGCACCAACACCGGCGACCAAACCTCGATTGTCGGGATCACTGGCACCAAGGCAGAGTTCGATGCCGCCGTCACCGATGGCAATATCCTCTACGTCGGGGACGTGACACAGTACACCGACGAGGCCGCTCAAGATGCGGTCGGGGCGATGGTGGACTCCTCCTTGACCTATGTTGATGGCACCCCCCTCTTGCAGAGGGCCGCCCTCACGGGGGCAATCACCGCATCGGCAGGCAGCAATGCAACCGCGCTTGGTTCGTTCACCACCGCACAGCTGAACGCGGCGCTCTCCGACAACGATGTCGCCACGGGCGGGGGGACAGCCACCGGCACCAACACCGGCGACCAGACCTCGATTGTCGGGATCACCGGCACCTTGGCAGAGTTCAATGCCGCCTTGACTGGGGCAGACTTTGCCACGGGCGGGGGGACAGCCACCGGCACCAACACCGGCGACCAGACCTCGATTGTCGGGATCACCGGCACTGTGGCAGAGTTCAATGCCGCCTTGACTGGGGCAGACTTTGCCACGGGTGGGGGGACAGCCACCGGCACCAACACCGGCGACCAGACCATCACCCTGACCGGCGCTGTAACTGGTTCAGGGACAGGTTCGTTTGCGGTAGCAATCGCCAGCAACGCGGTGACTAATACCAACCTTGCCGACATGGCGACCGCGACTTTCAAGGGTCGAGCCACGGCAGGCACGGGCGATCCCGAAGACCTTACCGGTACGCAGGCGACCGCCCTGCTCGACGTTGCTACGGGTTCCCTCAAGGGGCTCCTGTCTGCGTCAGACAAGAGCAAGCTGGACGGCATTGCGGCGGGCGCACAAGTCAGCACCATTGGTGTGACAACCGCCAACGGTGTGTCCGGCTCTTCATCGGGCGGAACAACCCCAAGCCTCACGATCACGCTGGGTGCAATCACACCCTCGAGCGTGGCCTGTACCGGTCTAATCACAACCAGCTCCGCTTCAGCCGGGTTCGGCTATGCCACCGGGGCTGGGGGTACGGTGACCCAAGCCACCAACAAGTCAACTGGCGTTACCTTGAACCGTCCCACGGGTGAGATCACCATGAATGGCGCCGCGCTCGCCGCGGCCACCATCGTGACCTTTGTTCTCACCAACTCGGTAGTGGCCGCCGCAGACCAGGTGGTCTGCACCCACCACGCCACCGGGACGTTCGGGGGCTACACAATCAACGCCCGCGTCACCGGGGCCGGCTCGGTCTCGATTGCGGTTCGCAACAACACGGCGGGCTCCCTCTCCGAGGCCATTGTCATCAAGTTCTCGGTAATCAAGGCGGCCACCTCATAATCCGAAAGGCCTTATGACCCCCGAAGAGCGATTGAAGGGATCCTTCCTTCTCTTCCTGATCTACGCCTGGACGCGGGTCCTTAGGCTCCCCAAGCCCACCCGCGTCCAGCGAGACATCGCCGAGTACCTCGAGTCCGGCCCCCGGAAACGCTTCATCGCGGCCTTCCGGGGCGTCGGCAAGACGTTCCTGACGGGCGCCTACGTGGTCTGGCGGCTGTGGAAGGACCCGGACCTCAAGATCATGGTTGTGTCCGCCAATGAGCGGTTTGCCACCAAGGTCGCCTCCTTCGTCCACACCCTCATCAACGCCGAGGACGCGGTTACCCGCCAGCCGGTCCCCTGGGCCGAGCTCCGCGCCCGTCCCGGCCAGAAGAACTCGGTCCTGGAATTTGAGGTGGGCCCCGCGGCCCCCTCCAAGGACCCCTCAGTGTTCGCCGTCGGGATCACCGGCCAGATGACCGGCGGTCGCGCCGACATCATCCTGAGTGATGACGTTGAGGCCCCCAACAACTCCGAGACAGAGGCCCAGCGCGAAAAGCTGGAGGACCGAACTGGTGAATATGCGGCGATCCTGAAACCGGATGGGGAAACCATCTACCTCGGGACCTTCCAGTCCATGCAGTCCGTCTACCGCAAGCTGCGGGACAAGGGCTATGGCATGCGCATCTGGCCCGCGAGGTATCCTCTGGTCGACAAGCTGCACATCTACGGAGACGCCCTCGCGCCTCTCCTGAAGGCGGACATCGAGGCCAACCCGGAGCTCCAGAAGCCCCTCGCGTCGACCCTCGGAGGCGCCCCCACGGACCCCGAGAGGTTCACCGATGTGGACCTGATGGAACGCGAGGCGGAGTGGCTCCAGGCGGGCTTCACCCTCCAGTTCATGCTCGACACGACCCTGTCGGACGAAGGGCGGTATCCGCTCAAGACCCGCGACATGATCGTGATGGACATCCCCCGAGATGTCGCCCCGACCCGCGTGGCCTGGGGCTCGAGCGCCGACCTCCTGTACAAGGCCGACAACCTCGGCTTCGACGGGGACCGCCTCTACCGGCCGGTCTATAAGTCCGAGGAGTGGTTGCCCTTCACCGGGTCGCTCCTGAGCATCGACCCCTCGGGCACGGGTGCTGACGAGACTGCCTACGCGGTCACGAAGTTCTTGAACGGGCAAGTATACCTGCGCCGCTGGGGCGGCTTCAGGGACGGCCACTCGGAAACTACACTTGCGGCCCTGGCCCAGATCGCCAAGGATGAGGCGGTAAACCTCATCCGGGTTGAGGGCAACTTCGGTGACGGCATGTTCTCCAGACTATTGGAGCCCCACCTCCGAAGAATAGCCTACAGCATTCGTGTAGAAGACTTCAAGGTCTCGACACAAAAGGAACGGCGGATCATCCAGACCCTCCGGCCGGTCCTCCAGCAGCACCGCCTGGTGGTCGACACCGCGGTCCTCGAGGATGACCTCTCCAAGGTCAAGGCCCAGGGCGGCCTAGAATACTCCGGGCTGTACCAGCTGACCCACCTCACGGAGGCCCGCGGGTCGCTCCGCCACGACGACCGCATCGACGTCCTCGCCGGCGCCGTCGGCTACTGGACTGAGCATATGTCACTCGATGCCCAGGAGGCAGAGAAGCAGCGGGAGGAGAGGGCGGCCAAGGAGTTCGAGAAGCTGCTGCGGTCCACCTCGGTCACCGGCAGGGCCACTCGGGGTAGACCTAGGCGGGCCCCCGGTAGGAGACGTTAGGGAAACCCTGAGGACATCCTGAGGGTGTCCTTGAGGAAACCCTGATGGTCTCCTTAGATAGAACCACTCCACCAAGATCAATATGGAGGAGTAGGCTTAGGGAGACAGCCTAGGCGGTCTCTAAGGGTTGACCTTAGGGTTATCCTAAAGGGTCTATATGATATCTATATAGGGGGAGGTCTCGATTGGGAGGTCTCCCCCCGCAGGGACCCCTGTCGGTCCTGCCCGCGGGGTCGGCTTGAGGTTGACCTGAGGTGGACATCTGGATTGCCTCTAGATTGCCCTAGGAAGCCCGTACAGGGCCTTTACAGAGTGTCCCGCTACATGGGTAGCGCAGAGGGCCTCAAAGCGCTGTAAGGGGCCTCAAAGCGCTGTAAGGGGCCTTTCCGGGGCTCTGAGAGCACAATGGCTGTTTTCCGTTAGTTTTGTTGCAAAATTCCGCGAGCCCATATACGTGTGGGCCGACGCGCGGTTCCCCCCATAGGGTGCCGCCGTGGCTTCCCGCAGGATCACAGGCAGGACAAACGGTGCTGCCGGCACGCCGGTGCGGCACGGTATGGCCAAGAGGGGCGCGATCAAGCCAACGGGATGGCGCATTGTGTGGCACATGGGGGGACTTGAGGGGTCGCGAGGGGACAGAGGGGCGGATTGGTGCGAGTGCAGGTGCGCTTGTCCCGCATTTTTCGTGGCTCTGCATTTTTTCGATTGACATGCTAACGTGAATGTGGTCTAACCGTGATTGTCGAAGCGGACAACCGCCAAGACAACCTAGAGAAACCATCGCGTTTCCCTCTAGGTCCCATAGCTACCGCTTGCGGCGTTCCGCAAGGTTAGCGACAAGGCAAGCCCGCTGTGGTCCGAGAGTACGCCGCACAGCACAAGGCAAGCCAGCGTCCTAGCAACGGTAACGACAACGGGATTGACAGGGGAACATGACGGTGCTATCTAGGACAGGCCAAGCGGGAAACCGCAAGGCAACCGAATACGAATGACAGAATACCTAATGCTCGCCTCTTGCACTGACAGGAAACTAACCATGCTCCAGC